TCTGGACGACCTATCAGCCATGCTTTCAGCGATAGCCGCCTGAATGACAGGTTTCGACAGGTTCTCTGCCCCCATCTGCCTTGCCGTCTTCTGGCTGTAGCCAGTGCGTATGGCGGCCTGCGTGGCATTCAGGTCTTTAAGGTATTCATCCACGAAGCGCCGCTGCTTTGCTGTCAGCGCCATAAGGATTCCTTGAGACTTTGGTGCCTTTTCAGGTTGTCAGTGTTTGGTATTGGCATCTCGTCAGCGCACTCAGCGAATGCGCTCAGGGGATACGGTCATGCCTTGATGGTCAGCGTGCGGATCAGGCCGCCGGTTGAGGTGTCGCGCTTCCTGGCTGCCTCTACCGCCTGATAGGCAGTGCCGCCCATGTCCATTGCAGCGAACGCATAGGGCGATCCGCTACCGATCGCGTACGGCCTGTCGAGTAGGATTGGGTTTTTCCATGGGCCTGTGTCGCTGTCTACGGCGAACATCAGCAACTGCTCGCCATCCAGGACGATGGCTGCTGCGTCGATATTGCCGGACGGCCTGTCGCCGAAGTAGGCAGCGATCAGCGCCGGATAGTCAGGGACCGGGCCGGAGCAGAAGAACTTCACGCCCTTGACCTCGTGACACTTTTCGTAGTCGTCATAGGTGATGGTGTCGCCCCGCGTGATCTGCGAGTCGTAGGCGATGACCCCGTCCTTGTAGGCGATGGTCGTCATACGAAGCTTAAAGCAGCAAGGACCAGCACAATCAGGCCGATTGCCGACCAGCCAAGGGTTGAAACGCCTTTCGATGAATTGGTATTCGCTGACATGGTCATTCCTCTTTGATCTGGCGGCCACTTGGACCGCCTCAGTAAATGCCCCCGCATCCATGGTTCATACGACCGCCTTATGGTCGCGATCCCATACGTCACAGGGTTGATCTTCGGTTTCGGCTAATTGCCGCGGGGGATACTTTTTGCGCCGCTCGAAAATGGCCTGGGCGTCTTCGGCGTCGATCACGGAGACCGACCCAATCATCAAGGATTCATAGTGGTGCGGCTCTACAGCGGTCAGCTGCTCATGGCCGACGACCTGATGCCCGCCAGCCATCAGCGCAGCGGCCAGGCCGATAGCGGCACACCCAAGAATAAGAACTCTCAATCTGCCTCCTTGCGATATCCGCGCTACGTTTTGCGATTGACCAATTCGTGGCGCCGACTCAGCTTGCGAATCCCGTACAGGACGCCGCACGCCAGGACTACCAGGAACCCCAGCCACAAGTGGGTCAGGATGTCGGAAGTCATGGGTTAACCCTCATCCTGATTCCACGCTTTAGCCAATACTCAACCTTCGACATGTCCGGCTTTTTCCCGGCAAGCCAGCAGGCAGTGACAAGGCAGTAAAGGTACGGGCGCAGCCACCAGCGATAGCCGATGCTTACCTTGATCTCGCCGACCTTCATGTCACTTGCTCAGCTTCGGCTGAAGGATCACCCGTGCAATCATGACCAGAGAACCCAGGATCGCGTAGATACCGGTTGGCAGCGCCGCTTGCAGTGCTGGCAATACCTGCTCAGCCACGCCCAGCGCAGTGATGGCCGCGCCCGCTTGAACGCTGCTCAGCTTCCAGGCGTCTTTCCAGTTATCGATCAGTTGCATGTCATTGCCCTCTTCCCGGGAATTTGATGTCGGCGTATTGCTCTGCCATGGAAACGATCTTTTTCACGCCCAGCGTGCCGATACCCGCCCCCAGCGCCGCCGCAAGGCTCGCCGGTAGTCCGATGTAATCCAGCAGCGGGAACGCCCCGGCAGTTATCGCACCGCACAGGCCAGCCTCAAGGAATGATTGTCGCCAACCGCCGCGGTTGTACATAACCCGCAAGAAGGCGATCCAGCACGACAGGGTCGCGGCATAGACAACCGGGTAGTGGCTGAGCCATTCGATGGCCTTGGCCACGTAGTCGGTGCTTTCGTTCATGGGGCGCATTCTCTGGCCCCTCGGGGCTGAATTAGATCCGGTCCCCGTGCAGGGCCTTGCCGAAGCGATTAGAGGCTGCACGGGAGCCAGAAACGAGAAAGCCCCGCACGATGGCGAGGCTCTGTGATTGGCACCAACCCTTGGAATCGAACCAAGCTCACACGGATTAACAGTCCGGCCGCACGCCTTGTGCGTTGGTAGGTTTAAATCTGGTGCCGCCACAAGGATTTGAACCCTGGGCCAACTGCTTACAAGGCAGCTGCTCTACCTGGCTGAGCTATAGCGGCAATTCGGTGCAGATGGCCGGCGCTGATCTCCGGCATTCGATCTTTTCTGAGGCACGCTTGCAATCGTGATCGATCACTGCCCACGAGCGCATCAGCCTGCGCATTCATCTGCATCGGGGAGCAATGGGCCGGGCAACAGTTCAACGTTTTAGTCCGAGGTGTTGAACCAGGCCCATTGCTTTCCGATGCAGCCTCTTTCGAGGTGTTATTTCTGCATCTGCATTGGGGTGCCAGCTCAATCAACATTTCGCCAGGGATGAGAGCTTCCTGTCGATCGAGCTGGCATTCCAATAGAGACGTTTCCGCATGTGCGGACTGGCGGTTTTATCCGCGTCGGTTGCGTTGGTTGATCTTTTTACTGACGGTAAAACCGCACTATGAAGGAAATGTACAATTTTGGACCGGTCCCTGTCAAGGGACTGAGCGGCGCGATTCTAAAGCGCCATCAACCCAGGCCACGCCTGCCTTCCACAGTTGCCGCGTCGACTCCTTGCTCATTTCCAGCTTGGTGGCCAGCTGGGCGATTGTCAGGTCGCTGGTGTAGTAGCGCTTGATCACCCTGCCGCACTCCGGGTACCGCAACTTCAGTCGACCCACCAGGCGGTCAATCAGCAGCGCCTCGTCGTCGGTAATGATCGTCACCGGCGCCTCTCCTGGAGCGAAGCAGCCTGGAACCCCCGCCCCCTGAACAGTCCAGCGCCCCCAGTGGGTCAGCAAGTCTTCTGCTTCCCGGTCAGTCGTCACCCCTTCGTAAATCATCCTTTCACCCCTTCAAATAGTCATCAATGACCGCTTGTGCCGCCTCGAACCCTCCGCAGACCTCGGCGCGGTAACCGTTGCCCTTGGCTCTTTCCTGGAACTCCCTTTGCTCTTTGCTCACGTCAGACGGAACGAACTTGCGCCGCTTCATTTCGATCCATAGCCCGTTGTGCGAACCACGCGGCACCATCAGGAACAGATCGGACACGCCCGGCAGGAAGCCTTCAGACTTCATCCGCTGAACCTTCTTGGCGCGCTGGAGAGGCGTACCGGCCAAATGGCTCCCGTTGGGTATGGCGAACAGACACCCCTTGAACTTTGCGTAGGCCAGGTTGAACCACTTCATCACCATGACCTGTTCGTCGTGCTCGGTTGGGATGGCCATCAAAACAGCCTCCCGAGACTTGCCGCGAACTGGTATGGATCCTTGGCGTTCTTCCTGTAGTTGCAACCCGGGCAAGAGATCACAAGGTTGGCAATCACATGCTTTCCACCCTTGGCCAGCGGCTGGTAGTGGTCTACGTGGTAGTTGCTCGCGCACTTCTTCGAGCACCAGTGACAAACCTTCGATGCTGCTTTCTCCCATGCGCAGATCATCGCAGTAGGATCTCCATCTGCGCAGTTCGAGCGGCGACGAGCGCTGTAGGCCTTCATGATCGCGGATCGCTTCTCCGGATTCCGCTTGACCCAGGCCCTCGCCCGCTGATTGTTCTGCTCGGGATTCCTTGCGCGGTACGCCCGATCGTATTGGCTCTTATCCGCCTTCTTGGCGTCTCTGCCCGTCTGCATCCGCTGCTTCCATGTGGCATCCAGCTTCACGCGGTCGTAGTAGGCTTTCTTCGAGGCGGCCAGGTGCTCTCGATGGCTCTCCCTGAACGCTTTGGCCCTTACAGCGAATGCTTCGGGATTGGCATCGTAGTAGGCCTTCCTCTTTGCCCTGCTGCCTTCCGGATCCGCCGCGTGCCGATCTTTGCTTGACTGGCCCTGACATGAAAGGCACTGAGACTGCAGGCCGTCGCTTGCTCGCTTGTCCGGACTGAATCCCGATTCGGGTTTTGCTTCCCGGCACCTGCGGCAGACCTTATGGCCTGGCTCGCACTGCTTCCACGGTTCACGACCCTCGGGGAATTTCTCGGCCCTCAGCTTGGCACGCTTCTCGTTCTGCCTAGAGAGTGCACACTCGACGCACTTGTTGTCGCGAACACTGCGCAGGGATACGTGACCGAACTTGCACAGCTCCCCACTGAAGTATCTGGTAAGGCCCTTCTCTTTGGCGTCAGCCCTGGAAATGATGTCCATACCCAGCCTCAGACCGAGTACACAGCGCGGCGCTTCGACGCCTCGGCGCCCGGGATAGCGTTCGAGATGATGTCCTTCACCTCTTCGGCGCTGATAGTGATTCGGCCCTTCTCGCCGTAGGTCTTGGAGCGCAGGACGGCCGTCAGGCATGCCCTGGACCGCCATCCGCCGTCGTGCGCGTATTTGTCGCCCGGGGCTAGCTGGTTCCATGACTCAACCGTCACACCTGCCGATTCCTTCGACTGCATGCGGTGGTGGATATGGCCGATGTCGATGTAGCGGTAGGTCGACTCGCCCCAGTCAACAGAGAAGTCAGTCGCCATCACGTCAATCAGGCGATCCGGCTTGCACTTGTCGCTGTGGTGGCACATCACAAAGGTGTTGCCCATGCGGTAGGGGATGAACACGCTGGAGTTGTCGAGAACGTGGAGCCGCGGGTTCTCCTGATAGACGTGATTCAGGAAGATCCGCATCCAGACGTCGTTTGACCGGGAGTGGTTGCCCTGGTTGACGATGACGTCCACGAACTGGAACTTGGCCAGGGCCTTGTCGACGATCGAGCGCATTACTCGAGCGCAAACCTCGATCATCTTCGGGTAGCGGCTGTCGAAGTCGAAGTCGTGGCCGGATTCACTCTTGGCTGTGAAATCCTGGTAGTGCGACATATCCCCCAGGTCCTGAATCACGCAGCGCTCGCAGCTCGGGGCCCGGTCAATCAGCTTGTTCATTGCGACGAGCAGTTCGCGCTCGGCAATCTTCAGGTCGAAGTTGTGCCCAACCTCGTGGGAGTGGGCGAGCATCCCAATGTGGGCGTCACCAATTTGAAACCACGGGATGATGTCGGTATCCAAGACCTCAATAGGCCCTGAAATTTCCGGCAGCGGGTTGACGTCTTCCAGGAAGGCATTGGCAAACGCTTCGTTCATCGCCCGCTGGCGTTCAAGGTCGGCCGAGGTCTTCACCCACTGCAACACCGGCGCCTTGACCCCCTCCTTGTACAAGCTCGAAGTGCCACTCAGACGAAACCCGTCCGGCACAATATGTGTCATGTCGTGCTCGGGGCTCCAGCCTTGGCGGGCCAGCTTGGCCTTGTGCGAAAACGCTGTGCGTATGTGCATGCCGAAGTGCTCAGCAGCCTGCTCCACGGTCATCGTGGCCAGCGCCTCTTTGAATTGCTCGGGGGTCGCCTTCGCCTTCATTTTTCGGCACTCGACAGGGCTTCAGCCTTGAGCGCGGCATAGGCTACGCAGTCTTCAGCCGAATCAGCATGGTAGCTGGCCGGGTTCTGCCACTGACGCACGTCTTTCAGCACCTGGAGCAGAAGCCATCCCTCGGCCTCTGTCAGCGACTGGCCGGTGATCGTGTTGAATGCAGTCACGGCAGTTCCCATGCTGCGCTCGCCTTCCGGCTTGTCGTACTGCTTCCCGCGCTCAAGCATCAGAGCCTGGGCCTTTCCTAGAAATTCGTGCGCCTTCATGGGTCACTCCCTGTTTGTTTGCCTACGCGCGCTATCATATCCGATACAGTCCCTCTGTAGGGACCGTAATAATCAGAATGCCATCACTATTTTTTTGGCCATGTACGGATGCACCAGGTCATTGCCATTGCATTCGTCGTTGGACTTCCATTGGCCGTTGGCCATGTAGTGCCAGCGGATGACTTCGCCCGGGTTGTTCGGGTGCTCGACCTCGGCCTGAATCGGATACCGATAGCCTCCCATCTGATGGGTTGAGTCAACTGAAACGATGCGGGCAGCCCGGCCGTCTCGCGTCATTACCTGTAGGTTTGGCTTGATCATGCCTTGTTCTCCCCCGCAAACCGCATCTGCCGCGCCCGGCTGCACTTCGCATGACTTCCAGTGGCGCGAGACTTGCCGCACTCGGTGCATTTGGTTTTGTTGACGTACCAGGGCGATGGCGCTGGCTGCTGGAACATTGATGGGCGGCGGGTCATGCGGCTGTCCTCTTGAGCTCACGGGTCTTGGCCCGGTATTCGGCGGTGATGGCTTTCAAGTCGTCGATGGTGTGCTTGCGCGGTTCGTGGTCGGCCTCCAGGGCCTCGACCGCCTCAAGTCCGATGCGGTCGATCAGACCAGCCCGGAACCCTTCGGAAACGGTCGCACCCTTGCGGGCAAACTTGAATGAGCCAGCGTTACAGCCTTTGCACTGCAACCAAATATTGGCCGGCACCATCCTAAGCTCCGGCCGGGCGCCCTTGCCGAGGAAATGGCCAGCATCGAATGCGCCTCCAGTCTTCCAGCCCTGGGCCGCCAGAATCGATTCCTGAGACTCACCACAACTGATGCAGCCGCTGCCGATACTCAGCTCATAGGTTCGCCGGTAGTCCCGCACGGCTTTCTCAGCCTCCTGCACGAATTCCGATCTCGACTTCAGCTTCTCCTTGCGCACCTTGATCTCACTGCGCTCTACCTGAGCCAGAGCCTTGCGCGCCTTCTCCTGGTTCACGTCCTTGATGGCCAGGCCGCAGGCGTAGTTGCAGACGGCTTGCCCGAGGCGCTGCGGGACGAATGAGGCTTTGCAGGCTGGGTTCTTGCAGGTTTTCGGTCGCGGCTGCTTGCGCTCGATCGTCATAGCGCCTTTCTCGCGTCACGCTCAACTTCTTCCTTTCGGGCTTTTCGCGCCTGCTCAAACTCAGCAATAGAGCGCTGGCGGCGGCGATCAATAAAATGGCCAGCCAGCAAACCAATGACCATCGCCATAAAAATAACGATCCAAAACTGCTCTGCCGCACTCATACCGCCTCCCTGAACCCTTCGAATTCCGCCATTTCGGTCAATCGCTCAGGTGTGAGCGTCGGCCAATCCTTCAGCACCAGGTAACCGCAGACCTTCGCCCAAAAGTCCTGGAACACTTCCTCGCCCATCGAGTCGTAGGACAGGCTCTGCGGGCGCTTGATGATCAGCGAGCCGATGCCGGGCACTTCCAGGCTGTCTTCCTCGCAGTAGATGCCCGACTCGGTTTGCAGCGCCTTGATGGCCGCGTGCGACTGCTTACCGCTGAATCGGTCGATGTTCTGCGCCAGGATCTTGCCCAGGCCATGAACAAGTGCGTTGTATCGGGGGTTCCTGGGCTGTTTCAGCTCGGCCCGCACCTTGGCGTTCCACCGGTAGCCCTTCTCACCCAGGATCGACTTGTCGGCATCCGAGGCCGGCACGAACGCTGCGACCTGATTGCCCGTCGCTGGGTCGATCATCTTCCTGAGCATCAAGTAGACCGGCATCGGCTTTGGCTTTGGCGCTGACTTCGGAGCGCTAGCCATGCCTGAACGCCTCGTCAAACTTGCGCTTTTGGCGAATGGCCTGGCCGATCAGATAGCCAAGCGGGAGCTGGATTGCCAGCCAGAGAGCGAGCCCGATCATGGCCTCACCTCGCTCAAGCTCCACTTCGCCCGGTACTCGGCAAGGAAGTCAGCAGGGAAGCCGGAAACCCACCCGCATTGCCTGCAGCGAAACTGCTGGCCATTCCATGAGGTGCGGGGCATGGTCGGGCACTTCTCGCCGCCGCAGTAAGGCGTATAGCCGGGGCGCGCCATTAGGTTTTCGCGAACGATGCTCATTGCTCACCACCCTTCGCAGCCTGATCCCGGTCATAGTCCTGATCGCCGCGCTCAACGCATACGCCGTGGCAGTAGGGCTGATCGCATTCGATGCAGGTCTTGGGCTTAGCTGGCTTGGTGATGGCGGACAGTGCGTCAGCGATATGGCGAATCTGGACGGCCACGTCCTTCATATGGCTATCCGCGAAGTCGACGGCAGCCTCAACCCTTGGACGGGTCATTCTTGACCCCTCATCAATGAGGCCATTCAGTTCTCGCAGCGGGGCACCAAGAAGTCGTGCCGCGTACTGGATGAGGTCGCCCGACTTCGAGCGCAGCAGCGCATCCCGCTCGGCCAGCCTCTTCTCCAGATCCTGGCTCAAGTCGAAGAACGAGCGGCGCGATTGTTCGGTGCTGGCCAGCTGGGTGCGCAGATCATCGATCAGATCGAAGCGCGGAGCCTGGCCAATTGGCGGCTTCCAGTGCTGGCCGCCGTTGTAGGCATATCCGAGTGATTGCAGCGTCGCGATTGCGGCCGACGACTCGCCAGAACCGGCATGGAGTGGAACTCCGTTTTCTGTCATCCAGCAAGGCAGCATCCTTGACGTGATGCTGTTGTCGCCCATCCAATCAGCCCACAGATCCGGGTCATTCTTCGACATCCAGTCGATGCGCTCTTGAGTGGTCATCACTACAGGCCTGGCTACGACCTTGTTTGACTCGTTGCTATCACCATGAGCACGCGACTCACCGTCCGCACCGTGAGTACCATTATCACCATCCAACTCCAGCGCGCCGGGGATGGCCAGGTGGGCGGCGGGTTGCGGCAAAGCAGCCGACAATTCCAGCGCGGTCTTCTCCAGAAGGTTGGCCAGCCCAATAATGTGCTCCTTCTCGGTCAGGCCGATGTTCGGCTTTGCCGTAGCAAAATTCCTCGAATAGTTCAGCGCTGCTTGGATGTCATCAGGAATACTCATTTCGCCACCCCAGCTTCCGAGCCGGGCAGCTTCCGCCACCAGGCCTTATTGAAATCCAGCATTGCCAGCTCTGGCGAGGCGCCGAAACCTGCCACGCCGTCCTGAAGGTTTTCGCCGTACAGGGCGCACCACTGATTCCCGTCGATGCTCAGCTTCGGGCGATAGATCGCGCACGGCTCGCTCAGTCGTTCCGTCATGTCGCGATAGTGGGCGGCAGCTACTTCCGCGATGTATTGGCTGTGTTCTGTGTTCATTTACGCACCCCGTATTTAACCAAACACTCCAGCGCGTACTGCGCCGGGTAGGACCACTTGATCTTGCCGCCGAGCCAGTCGCCGATCGTTCGGTGACCGACGCCCAATGCCGCGGCTGCTTCCTTCTGCGTCATCCCGGACGATGCGATCAGCTGCCTGATATGCGCCGGGTCACTGCTTAACTTGCTTGGGTCCAGCTTCATAGCTCGGTCACTTCACCGGATGCGATCTTGGCTTCGCAGATTTTCTCGCCGCGATCCTGAGCTTCCTGATCCTCGCCGATGAACATGAAGCCTTCCTCTGGCGCTTCTTGAAACAGGGCGTACAGGCCCGGACCGCTATGCGCCGAATCATCGGCAACAACGATCAAATACAGGTCGTCATAGCTCTCCGGATCGCCCGACGACTCGGCAATTTCGAGCAATGCCTTCAACTGAAAGTGCGTAACTGGAATCTTGTTCATTTCGCTTCACCCCTGCTCAGGTCCCTTTTTGGTCCCTCTGAAGAGACTATATGCGATGCTCGCGAATAAGCAAAGCGATTTCCGCACAGTCGTATATCCTGTGAGTCAAATACTCACTGTGAGCGACGTACTCATGAAGAAAATCGGCCTATGGACGCAGAAGGGCGGGGCTGGCAAGTCAACCAGCGCGGTCACCCTGGCCGGGGCGCTGGCTCAGAAACACCGCGTTGCCCTGATCGATACCGACCCGCAAGGCAGCATCAGCCGGTGGGCGGAGATTGCGAACCTGCCGGCCACGCTTGAGATATTCACCGCCGAGCGCCTGGCAGACCTGAAGGGCCTTTCGGGGTTTGACTATGTAGTGATCGATACAAAGGGGGAGTTGTCAGCGGATGCGCTGCCCTACCTGGATATGGCGCTGCTGCCGTGCGCGCCGAGCATGTTCGACATCTGGGCGGCCGCCGACTCTATCGAGCTGATGAAGGCGCACCAGGCACACCGGCCCGAGTTCATCGCTGCGCTGTACGTCAATCGGCTGGACCAGAACACGCTGCTCGGGCGGGACATCGCCGAGGCGCTGAACGGCTACGGCCTGCCCGTGCTCAGCGTGCCCCTGCGCGACCGGATCGGATACCCGACAGCCATTGCCCGAGGGAAAACACCAACACGGAGCGGCGACAGCGAGATACGCCTGGAGTCGTTGAGATTCGCTGAAGCCGTCAAGAAGCTACTGGAGGCCTGATCATGGCTCTTAAAAAAGTTGAACCTCCCATGCTCACAACGCAGCCGAGCCGAGCCGCCGCGCATGTTGAAAAGGCCTTGGAGCAGGCAAGCAAGCCGGTCGTCAAAGAGTCGCGCCTGAACGTGCGACTCGATGCCGACACCCACGAACAGTTCTGGCGTGCCTGCAAGCGCGCTGAGAGCGACATGACGACGGAAGTGAAGAGGTTTATCGAAGAGTACATCGAGAGGCACTCACGGTGATGGCTGGGCGCACGGTGAGTATGTGGCTCACTGTGCGCCTTGCACTCACTGCGCGGCCTTGCTCATGGCGTCATCGATGTGCTCGTCGCAATACGCGCCCACTAGATCGCCAAGGCTCATCGCAGACAGGCAGCCTCCAGACTTTGCTGAGTCGCGCAGCCACCGATACCGCCCGGCATCCTTGCGCAGCGCTGCCAACTCTTCAGCTTGCCGCTCAACCTGGCCCTTCCACATATCGCGGTTTCGCTCAAGGCGCTCGTTCTCGGCCTTGAGCTGGTCAACGCGACCATCCAGCCCCTTGATCGTTGCGTTTCGAGCGTCGATACCGTCGATATGGTGGCGCGGGTCGATCTCAAGTCGAGATTTCAACGCCTCGATCAGGCCGGAATCGATCTTGGCGGTATCGTTCAGTCGCTCGACCTCGGCGCGCAGGGCCTCATATTCGTCATACTCGACATACACGCCGTCAGCGCTCAATACGAGCGGAGCGCAATTCCTGTCGCCGCAGTTTGATATGTCGTATCGAGCAACTGTAGATTTCTTCAATTTCGAATAATCACCCATCCCTTCCACCCTATATCCCGTTGATCCTGCCTGACATCGCGCCAGGCAGGTTCTATTCCGTTTTGCGAGCAATCCCCGCGCTTGCTTATCCACACGGGATTAGGCGGTCGCTGGTGCCGCCTTTAGCGCGCTTGGATTTTCGAGCGCACGCCTAGCAGCCTGTCGCTCAGCGAACATCCTCAATCCGCGCTCTGCCATGGATATTTCCCGATGGTCCGCAGATCGCTGCTCATTCACTCGCATGTGAGTCATTCGCAAGTGCGTCTCCATGACCGGCCTACCCATCAGGTCCATCAGATATTCCTCGACGATATCGGAGATCTGCCTTACGTAGTCGCTATCATCCTGGCGGACGGAAACAAGAAGCTTTAGCCATGCGCCTATACCGGCATGCTCCTTGTAAATCTGGTCAAGGTCGTGCGGGCAGATGTTGCTCGTCCAGCCGGCCGCGCCTTTCGACAGCATTGCGCAGTTAGTAAGCCCATTGGCGTCGCTCTCGGGTCTGCCAATCAGGAAAACCACTGGCGTTCCCGTGCGATGCATGACGTCATCCGCCTTCCTGATTTCTTCCTGGCTCGGGTCTTTACCTTTCACCTCGATGTAAATTCCGACATTCGGCAGGTAAAAGTCCGGGAGGTAGCTGCCACCCTCTACGCGCTGAAGGTGCGGCTCGTACAGGTAGAAAATATCGACAGCATCCATCGCCCGAGCCCACATCAGCTCAGTGTAAGAGCGCAACCGATAGCCTTTGTGCAGGTAAACCGTTCTGCGATCTCTCATCAGAAATTCACCTTCACAACATTGCTGTTATCGCGGCAATGGTTGGCCAGCGGAACAAACCTTGAGCGGTCGCCTTGGAAAACGGTCGGGACAATGCCGATCTCACCGTCGCGATTCTTGCGAATCAGTATCTCGCCAATGCCCTTGTCTTGGGTGTTTGGGTGATACACCTCGTCGCGATACACGAACATCACGATATCGGCATCCTGCTCAATTGCCCCCGACTCGCGCAGGTCGCTCAGCACCGGGCGCTTGTCTGGCCGACCCTCACAACCCCGATTGAGCTGGGACAGGATGACAACCGGGCAATCCAGCTCTCGTGCCAGCAGCTTGATCTGGCGTGACATCGCGGTAACGTCTTCGGTTCGCCCCTTCCCTTCGCCTTCGACAAGCCCGAGATAGTCGACGACCACAAGCCCCATCCCGCCCATGCGGTGCGACTGACGGCGAGCAATCGACCGAACGCGAGGCATAGTCATGACCGGAACGTCAGAAACAGCTATCGGCGCATCGCGCAATTTCATAGCCGCCATCGAAAGCTGGGCGCTGTAGTCGCTACTGCATTCGCCAGTCTTCAGGGATGGAAGCGGAATCCCCCCAACAGCCGCAAGGAGGCGATCCATCAGCTGTTTCTTACTCATTTCCAGGCTGATAACCAGCACCGGCTTTTTCTGGTTAATCGCTACGTCAGCGGCGATATTCATCGCGAGCGTGGTCTTGCCCATGGCTGGGCGCCCGGCAATGACGATCATCTGCCCAGGCTTCAAGCCTTGAGTGTATTCGTCCAGATCAGGAATGCCTGAGCCCAACCCATCGATAGTGACTCCAGCGACGAACTTGTCGTGCCGCTCCTGAAGCACTTCGATGTGCTCGGCCAGGATGTCGCCGATCATCTGGCACTCACCATCGCTGCCGCTGGCGTCCAGGCCCAGGATGATCGACTGCGCTTGCGAGATTTTATCCTCGATGCTGGCCTCTTCGTGCGCCACCTCGTTGATTCGCGAAGCCGCCGCCGCCATCAGACGGCAAACAGCACGCTCACGAATGATCCTGGCGTAGACCTGCGCGTTGGCCACGCTCGGAGTGTTGGCTTGAATCTGCGCGGCATAGGCCATGACGCGAACGCCACTGGACAGCTCGGCCCGGCGATCATTCAGAGTGACAATGTCAATTGGCTGGCCATCGGCGTGCATTTCCAGAATGAGTCGATACAGCTCGGCGTTGTCTTCCCAGGAGAACGCATCAGGCGACAGGTCATCACTCAAAACATCGATCAGGTGCGGCTGGCAAAGCATGGCGCCGATAACGCCGTGCTCTGCCTCAAGGCTATGAAGATCCATCATTGCGCTGCCTCCGAGATCTCGCGAAAGACTGAGCGACTGACCAGAGCCTCAAGGCGCGGGGCAACATTGGAGCCGCGGAAGAAAACCTGGTTGCGGTTGTTGGCCTTCTGGAAGAACGGAAGCCAGAAGTCTTTCCCGCTCTGGTGGGCAGGCGATTCATTCCACCGCTCAACGATCATCGAGCGCAGGATCTTATCGCCGGCAACGGTCACGGCGGGCA